GCGCCAGTTCCTACGGAAAATCCCTTAGAGAACACACCACCAATACCGCCAAGGATGGACTTGAGTACACCCGTTTTCTGAGTAACCTGCTCCACAGCATGAGCGGTTTCCTGTACGCTGCTGGTAGCCTGCTCCACGCCGCTTGTAGCTGCTTCGGCATTGGTTGTTCCGTTCATAGTAGGCGCAACACCCGCAGACGGAACAGTTACCTTCGGGATTTTCACATCCCCAACTTCCTGCAAATCACGCAGAGCCTTGCCCAAATCTTCCAGCCGTTCAATATCAGATAGGCCGATTTCGTGCAAAGACTGGGCAATTTCATTCAACCGCTTTGGAATGGTGGAAGAAATCTGGGTTTTACCCAACCCATTCAGACTTGCAAGAGCCTTGCCCAGGCTTTCCAGTTTATCTGTGTGGAACCCTTTCAGCGCTTCATTCAGCTTATTCAGTTCCTTCACTTTGGAATTAAGGCCAAGACCGCCCTTAGTAGCCTGTTTCAGCTTGCCAAGGCTTGCTGTCAATGCGTCAATACCCTTAGTACCTTCTTCGGACTTCGCTTCAATTTGAAACTCAAGACCCTCAAGTTCAACTGCCATTGTTAGCTTCCCCTCCTTCCTTCTTTTTCTTGATACGGTCATTGATTGCTGCCATCATAGCCCTCATAGCTTCCTTGCCATTCTCAAGCCGCTGCTTCTTCTTTCGTTCATCCGATTGCTTACTACCAGAAGCCGTAATCGGTATCGGTTCAGAACGGAACGGGAATGGCTTATTCTTCTTGCTCAAAGGGTTAAATACGGGGGAAGCATCCAGAAGGGCTTCATAGATGTAGGCAGCTTGTAGCCACAATTCAGAGTTGCGCCGTTCCTTTTTGATTTCTTCCGCTTCTCTGTAATACTTCGTCATGCAGTTGTCCCCATCCCAGTAGTCGTGGTAGGACATACCCAGACTCATATAGTAGCCGCATAGTTCTTCAAATTTATCCCCGTAACGCAAAAGAGGGGACGGACGGCCTGTGCCGCCGTCCCCCACGGTTTCAGATGCCAAGCCCGTTACCAACTTGCCATCCAATCCACGTTTTTTGCGGTATCCTCCGGTTCCTCCATCAGGGAGATAATCGGCTCATTGTACATTTCAGCCAGCTTCTCAATCAGCTTGTCCTTGTTGGGCATATGGGCGTAGATTTCGTCAATCACGTCCTGCTTGACAAACCGATGGTGAGCCTTGAAAGCACCCGCAAAAAGGGCAGGCAGGAGAGTCATGGGCTTATCGTCAATGTTGCGGGCAACAAACCCTTCATCCTCCATCTGCTTGATAGTACGCCGGGTATATTCCAGCGTGTAGTCCTTACCATCGTAAGTAAAGATAATCTGCTTTGCCATTGCTTATTTCCTCCAATTCTTGAAATTGTGTACGGGTTATTCCTCCGTAATGACGGAAGTGGGGGCAATCGTAATGCCCATCTTGCGGACTTCGTTCACGCCACCGCCAGTGACACGAACGGAAAGCTGACCCTTGAAGGAGAACTTACCTTCCGTACCAGTCGGGGTAACAGTGCCGTCCTCCTGTTCCGTACCACCGAACCAAACGGCAAAACCTTCCTCCTTGTTCTTGAGGGCTTTCAGGGCAGTGTACCCGGTCTTGTCGTAGTTGGTGGTAAAGTTCATGGCTTCGTTGCCTTCGATGCCCATAATGAAGGTCTGCATACGGTCAGACAGAGTGGTGGTTTCCAGCATTTCAGGGTCAGTACCCAGGTCAGGAAACTCCGTAATGTCAATCAGCTTTTCGTAGGTAGAGTCCTTCTTGTGCATCAGGAAGGTCATATAAGTGCTTGTTGCCATTGTCGTTTACCTCCTATAAAAGTATTTTCCATCGGTCATAGCCCGATACCGGGCTACAATACGGTAGATGGTTGCATCCTCCATGTTGGGGATAGGGGTGAGTGCCATTCTCTTGAAGTTCATCCTGAACATAACGTCATCAATGACCTTCGCAATAGCCTTACACTCTGTTTTCCTCCCATCAGCCTTGTTGGAGTAGATATTGATTTCAAACATGACCTGCGCCATTTCAGCGCTCCCGGTCATTTGCTCCGATACAACGGAATTATCGCTTTGCGTGATACTCACGTGCGGAAAGCTGGAAGGTGCGTTCACATATTCCCCGGCAATGTTGATGCCAGGGAACTTATCACGTAAGACTCTTGCAATGCGGGTATAAACCTCATTTTCGCAGTCAATCATACGTACACCCTCCTTGCAATTTCAGCAAACTTGTCCTCCAATTCTCTGACAGTCAGATACATACTCATGTTGGCAGGATTGCCATACGTGTGAACTTCCCCAGCGTGTTTTCCTTCTGTGATAACCTCACCGTGGCTTCCGGGGTCACCCGTATATCGCCATCCTTTTTCCAACCTACCAAGTTTGTATCCGTACTGACCACGAACCATGCCGTGTTCCCCGGCTTCGGGGTGATTGTCCGGGTATTTCACACCAGTACCAAACTCAATGAAAAGGGTTGCGCCGCCAACTGCCATGACCGCCACTTTGTTTTCGCCCCTGTCCTCAACGGAACAGGTAACATCGTTTGTGCCATCGTAGACCGCTTGACCAAACTTCGCAGATGCAATCTGAACACCTTCATCAGCAAGGGCTTTCAGAAATTCCTTTGTCTTGTCAATCAACCACTGTTTGTAGTCGGTGAGTTCCTTGATAGCCCGGTCTATTCCTTTTTCACTAAGCTGTACCTTGATAACCCGTTTCTTCACGATACCTTCACCTTGCTCACAGCATACGATATGGTATTCATGGACTTAGCCACACGGCGAACCGTGTAGTCATAAATCGGTTTCCCATCTTTGAACTCCGGGGCTTTGTCGATAAACAAAACCGTGTTTTCATCAATGGGGCAATCCATATCGTCCGTAATGAGAACCTTATCGTAGGACTCCAAGTTGCCAAACATATTCACCTGTGCGTACCCCGTTGCCGGGGATACATTGCACATCAACTTCACTGGTTCCCCATATCCTACCTTCGTTTCTCCTGTTTCATATCCGTCATCATCCAGAATAGGGATACGGTCTGCATACAGGCAGTAATGTACGGGTTGCAAATTTCGCTTCATCAGCTTCATAACAGCACCCCCGCCATCGGGGTAATCCTTCGCAGAAGCGTTGCAGGAATGTCACCGTCCTCATAGGAACGGGATACTCCATTCTCACTGTGCGCCGTTTCACCCTCCGCACCACGCTTATTCAGCATATAGGCAGCGATTTCAACCTGAGTAGTATGGTAGGGGGCAGGGACTTCCTCTGTCCCCGTACCATACGGGTAGGCTTTGGAGATAACCACACCCTTTGCAAGGGTGAGGTAAGTGGACAGCACGGTACTGTCCGTTTCGCCTGTCATGTTTTCCAGCATGGTCAGCTTATCAGTATCAGTCATGTTGTCCACCCTCCTTCCTTAGTTACGCACCTGCGCCGGGAAACTCAGAAGCGTTCGCCACATAGACGGAACGGCTGTAAGCAGGCTTCTCAAAGTTCTTGCTGATACCAGTGAACTTGCCGTGATACCATTCGGGGCCGTGGTCAAGGCCAATCTGACCGAAAAGCTGGTACTTCTCGCCAGCGCCGACCTTCGCAAGCTGCTCCAGGAAGAAGTTACCCTTACCAGGAACAGGCTGGTAGACAGGGGCAATCACGTCCAGGTTCAGAAGCAGGGCAGTACCAGCGGGCAGGCACTCACCCAGATACAGGTAGACAACGCCGATAGGAGTCACGACACTGGAAAGGGCAATGCCGTTGATTTCACGGGCAGCAGGAATGACGGTCAGGCCATTCTGCACTGCGTCAGCGTTAATCTGGAACAGGGTGATAGCGTCACACCACAGGCACAGGCCATCGGTAGGGGCGTTCGCACCGTAAATCTTCTTGACCATATCCGCAATATCCCACAGACCCAGGGGCTTGTTGCCCATTGCGGTCACGTTGGTGGTGATAGCCGGGATAAGGCCACGGGTCTTGTTGACAGTCGCATCAGAAGTGGCCTTGTTGAACACACCGTTGATGAAGGTGTACTCAATGTCACGGTTAATCTTCTGGATTTTCGCCGCAACCTGGAAGTCCAGTTCATTCACGGGGTTGGCCTGCTGGTTGGCGATATTCACGCCCGCCAGAGTACCCATGTTGGACTGCTTTGCGTAAGAGATACCCACGGACTCCTGGAAAATCTGGGTCACGTTGGTTTTCTGCTCACGGGTCACAACAGACGCATCAGGGGCAGTCAGAGAAGCGTTCT